ATCCAAGGTTTTACCAGTGCCTACTGTAATGTCTGACGTAGCAATAGTGGCACCGTCAATAGTACCACCGTCAATGTCAGGAGTGTTTACGTCGGGAGACGTAAGAGTCTTATTAGTCAGCGTCTGAGTGCCAGTCAGTGTGGCAACGGTAGAGTCAATAGCAAAGGTAACAGCATTACCTGAGCCAGACGTATCAATACCAGTGCCGCCTGTAAAGGTCAGTGATTCAGAGTCTAGGTCAATACTTAGCGCACCGCCTGAGTCGGCTTGGAAGTCTAGGTCTTGTGCAGTGACTTGTGAGTCAACGTACGCTTTTACGGACTGCTGTGTAGGAACCAGAGTTGCACTGTCGGACGACATATCGTCTTCGTCAACGAATGCAGTGACACCAATAATTCCGTCAGAAATAGTTTCAAAGGTCAGGGTTCCGGTAAACGTAGGCCCTGCGGTATCTGCTTTGGTTGCAATAGCAGTGGAGATTGCATCGAACTCTGTTTCAAATTCAGCGCCACGGATGATCTTTCCTGAGTCGCCTGTAGGTAACGAGTCCTTTGCTTCAAAGTCTGTAGTCTTGGTATAGTTAGACATTAGTAAGTCCTATTGCAGAGAAGAAGAAGAAGGGGAAGGAAAAAGGGGCCATTGCTGACCCCCCATTGGTCTTACTCGTCAGCGACTGCGAGGATAAATCCTGCTTCTGGACGATATACTTCAACACCGTAGAGTGTGTCTGCAGTGTACAGAGTAGAGAGGTACTCTTGCTTGTACTGAGTCTGCGAACGTACTGCCATCTGCTCTGCCATAACGAGAGCGTCTTGGTGGAAGAACAAGCAACCACGTACAGCGATAGAGTTTTGAGCAGCAGTCTCCAGTACAGGAGCGTTGCTTGAAACGTAAATGTCTACGCCGTAAAGGTTACCAATAAGACCTGACTCAACGCCACGTCCACCGACAAAGTCAGAAGACACGTAACGGTCAATACCCATCAAAGACTTACGTACTGCAGGTGGAACTACAAGTACACGGTTTTCCATAGGAACGTCAGCGTCGTCCATAAGCTTGATAGCTTCACGGAAACCAAGGTCAGTGAAGTTGTCACCAGTAGCTACAGTGTCGTCAGTGTAAGTAGCAAGACCTAGAGCAGCGTTAAAGTAGTAGCTGTTGCTATTTTCCCAGTTAGCGCCGTCAGTAGGAGCTTGAGTACGAGTACCGTCACCGAAGCCAGTAGTAGCATTGATAAGGTCAGTATCAACCTTAAGTGCAAGCTGGTAACCAGCGTCTTCAGTGTAGAACTGACGGAGGCTGTTAAGAGCTTGTACTTCTACGATGTCTTCGATAAGACGTGAGTACTCGAAGTGACGGTCAACAGTGACAGTCAACTCTGACTCAAGGTTTGCTTGGATTGTTACTGCTGCGGCTTCACCCTTAGCAGAAGCTGCACCACGAGTAGGCTTAGGGATGTGGATTACATCGCCTTTTTTGCCAGCCATTTGAATGCGCTTGACAAGAGGAGCCATCTTAAGGTTCTTTTGATATGCTGCAATTACCTCATCACTCCAAATTTCTGGAATGAAAGTACCTGCTGCTGTTTTGTCTACTACAGCATTAGCTGTAAAATATGCACCGGAAGTTTCACCAGCCATGTCTAATCTCCTTTAGATTATTTGACACGACCCTCTGCATAAGCTTGTAATATTTCGTTTGACAAAGCTTGATAACGCTCAGGGTCTGTTTTCATTAGTTTAATAATGTCGGACCTGCGATATACTTTCTTACGTGAACCCTCACCAGTGCCTCGTGCATTGCCTGTATTAGCTGCCTTAAGTGTCTGCTTACGTGCCTGTTTTTCAACATTAGCAGTTTGCTGTGCAACTGTTTTACGTTCTTTCCAGAGTGTAAACAGTTCGTCAGCAGCGTCAGCGTCGTACTGTTGGTCAGCGGCTACAAACAACTGAGTCCTAATCTTAGATGCCTTAATCCATTCAGCAAACTTGGGGTCGCCAAGAATTGTTTGCATGTCTGGATGTTTAGCTTGAAGCGTTGCAAGTGACGACTGCTTTTTGTACTGCTCAGTGTACTGCTGTGCTTCTCTAATTTTAGGGTGATTCTCAATAGCACGATTAACGGCTGCTTGAGGATCCGTAAAATAATCTATATCGTCTTCAGGCTCAACGTATTGTTGTTGAGGTGCTTGCTGTGTTTGAGTACTAATGTAGTCATCCACAACTTTACGAAGTTCGCCTACTTCAGAAGACTGACGACCAAGTAACTTTTCAGCTTCTTGGTGCATCTGTACTACTTCTTCTAAAGACTTACCTTGGTACTTCTCTGGTAAACTTGGTTCTTCGGCTTGAGGTTGCTCAACGTCGTGTTGAATCTCGTTAACTTCGTTTTGCTCGATTTGATCTGCGTTTCCTTCTTCAGGGGCTTGATCTATAATCGTTGCTCTAGACATAATTAAACTCCGTGATCGTTATCATTATGGAGATGTTATTGTTTACCTGCTTTTTCGTGTTCCCTAACCCATTTCATATGCTGACCCGGAAAGTCTCCGGAAGCACCATCAAGGTGAAAAGACGGGGCAGATACCATTTTTGTAGCGTTGGCACCACAACCGCACCTACTGGTTGTAACGGTACCTTCTACAAATTCTTCAAAGACATGCCCGTTTGTACAACGGAAGTCAAATACTTTAAACACTAATTGGACCTTCTACTTCTACTTCTGCTTGCTCTCTAGCTGCTTCTATAGTACCCTGTAGGTTAATTACAGTAGCAAAAGCAGCAACTTGGCCTTTACGGAAGTAAAGATCTTCTACGTCCTTGACTGTCTGAATGTCAGCCAACTGTTGTGCATTATTAGATAACTCTTGTAAGAGTTGTTTGAAACCTTCGTGATTGAAGAGTTCGTTGTAGTTGTCGAAGTAGGTTTCAAGCTCAGGAGTCATAGTTTCCTCTAATGTTGTTAACTATAGTTTTATTATAGCATACTTTTAAGTAAATGTCAAGCTTTTCTTGTAGTCTTTCTGCGTCTACCCGAAGCTGTGACTGCGTGTTTAATTTTAGCTGGCCCTGTTTTACGACGTGCAGAAGAAGCTTTTTCAGCTTTAGTCATCTTAGCTGCAACCGCTTTAGGTCTACAGGAGGGATAGGGACGTTTAGACTCACCCTTTTTTGCGGATTTACGACCACAGGGTTTACCTGTCTTAACGTCTATCCATTCCTCCTTAAACCATTTCTTAAGGGCAGCACCTTTCTTACTTTTTCTTACGGCCACTTTTGTTACCCCAGTTCTTAGCGCCGACTTTGCGACACTTAGCTACAGCACCAGAAGCGTATGCAGAAGGCCAGACTTTGTATCTAGCTTTGACCTTCTTTGCACAAGCGTCGTTAGCTTTCTTTTTTTTAGCGGGCATTAGTAAGACCCTTTTGGCTTACTTTTACCTTTTTTCTTTTTACGCTTACCTGTACAATTTGGCATAATAGCCTCCTTATTTTTTGTGGACTTTTTGAACTTCAAAGTTAGCAGCTTTAGACGCACCCTTGTGTGGCTTGTAGCCGTCTGAAGGGTCCTTCATAAGCTTGTAGCTTTTACCACTTTTCATCCAGTGATAACCTTTGGGTGCATTAACTTTCACAGTTAACTCCTTACTTGGTAGTAGTCTTCAATTGTACACCGGACTTGTCGTCCTTGGTGGTTAATGTATATTGGTGCGCCTACTCTAAGCCACCGTAGTGATACTTGAGTTACGTCTTCAGATACTACACAGTCCGGTACTACTACGTACTGCTGATCTGCTTTCTCAACGAGAATCTTGGTATTAGCTGATGCCTGTAACGACAACAGCATTACCGCTACTAATAGTTTTCGCATTGTGTTCTCCTAACGTCGTCTCGACGTGCAATAGCCTCACGGCTTAAGTTTTACCACTTTTTACAAGACCAGTACCTCGCCGTGAGTTTGCTGGGTGGATTTGTGTCACACTTGTGACGTGCTCTAAACGACTTCCGTCGTGCAGGTTGGTCTTTCTTAATAGTCATCTTGGCATCGCCAAAACGAATAGTCTTTGTTTTGTCGCCTTCCTTGGCAACTACTACAAACTTTTTAGTAGGGTGACTAGGCGTCCGCTTTGGTTTGTTGTACCCGCTTACTCCTGCTCGTGCTAGTTTTGGATCCTTGGACTTTGGCATTACATAATTCCTCCACCTTGGTTTCCAGTTGGACCACTTGGTCCTCTAGGGACTGTAGGCGCTGGAACGTTCCTTGGAAGTGGTTGTTGACTTGGTCCAGCAACATTTGCATTTCTTTCTGTGTTATTAGCATTAGTTTTACCTTGTATTTGCTTTTCTTTGAGGAGAGTATCAGCCACTTTCATGCGACGTTCAAACTCTTTATCTTCAGCGTCACCTTCACGTAGGTTACGAGTAATAGCGTTAATACGATCAATCTCAAGTTCCATAGGTACAGCCTGAGCCTCTGCAGCCAGCTTAGTAGCCCTAGCTTGCGACTCCTGAGCTTGAGCAGACAGTGCTGCTGTTTGGGACTGCTGGAACTGTAGTTGTGCCTGTTGTGCTGCCTGAGCCATCTGTTGTTGCTGTGGGTTAGGCTGCATAGCTTGTGCCATAGCTGCAAGAAGCTCTTCACGATTAGACAAGTTCATATTGTCAATAATGCTTTGGATTAACGTGTTGTACAACGGAGAGTCTTTTTGCATAGTCTGTAGTAGTTGTACAAGCTGAGTTACTTCGTACTCACGCGCAATAATACCCAAAGTACTGCTTGCGTTAAACTTGTAGTCAGCAACAGGGTAGTTCTCTGGATCAAACTGCATGTACCTATAAGCAGCTTTCTTGACAAACGGAATCAGGAATGACTGTTGGAAGTTAATCAGTGTCCGCTTGTGACGCTTAATAATAGCGCCAAGAGACATACTAATGCCAGCGGCAGTAGCCTCGCCGTTAACCTGACCTGCAATTCCTGCTGAGTCAACGGCTCCTGTTGCTTGCTGTACCATTTGCTGCAATGCTCCGGCCTGAGCAAAAGTGATTTGACTAACTTGACCAAAGTTAAACGGTTGAAGTACTTCACGAGGATCTCCGTTGGTTAGGATCATCTTGCCCGGACGTACTTCTGGTTTAGCACCACGGGGTAGTCTAGTGGCGTCAATAGCCATCATTGGGTGAATAGTGAGACTTAGAGCGTCGATTCTAGCTCTTAGTTCCGTGTCAAGGGCTTTCTGAGAGTTGTAACCTTTTTCACATACACCACGACCCCAGAATCTACCGGGTACTACGTCCCAAGGAAACGCTACTACTGGACGATCCATCATCATGTAAGGGTTAGCTTCTGCTTTCAACAAGATACCGCCGTTAGCAACTACTACAACGGCTTCTACGTACTTTGATTCAGACCCTTCCTCAGGTACTGCTTCTTCGTCATCGTCGCTTGTAGCGTTATCTAGAAGCTCTCGTGGCACTAAACCGTAGTACTTAGTAAGACGTACTTTGTCGTCGTTGTAAATAGTTAGGTCTTGGTCAGGTTCCAAGTCAGTGTCAGGAGCAGCGTTACCTACGTACACGTCACGGTAAACACCTTGTTCCTGCAGTAGTTCTACTTGGTGACGACTAACAAACTCGTCAATAGCAACACCCATAGCGTCGTCAACAGACGTAGCTACAGGGTCAATTAGGAAGTTCTGAGGCAGTACAGGTTTAAGCTTTACAACCACACGGTCAGTGATGTTAACACCGACTGCTTGAAGATCACCACCCATAATAGGTTGAGTAGCAGGAGCCATTTCCTTCATTTCTTCAATTACAATCTCACCAATGCCTGTACCAAACACTGCTGAGTTAATCAAGCACTCTGCTACGGCTTTACGCACCATGCAGTTTTCAAAGTCTTCAGTTAGTTTGTTACGCAGGAACTGTACGTCTTGACGATCTGTGTCGCCCATGTTGTCACTAACGTCAAACCACTTACCACGTCCAAACGTGGCTTCTTCTAGCTCTGCTACATTGGACTCAACAGCCTGCTGAAGTGCAGGAGAAATAATACGGGAACGCTCAGACCTACGCTCACTGTCTGCAGGATCCCATTGGCCACGCCATAATCTATAGTACTCTTCAAATCTTCCTTCATAGTTTGACTCGTAATAGTCACGCCAGTCTTCGCATTTGGTTATGACCCATTCTTCAATTGTCTGTTCAACCATAAGTGGGTCTTGTTCGTAAAATTCAGCCATATTAATACCCTGCTACTACGTCTAGGATTTCGTGGTCTTCGATTTCGTATTCGTAGTCGTAAGCCACATTAGCTAACTGGTCAATGTACGCTAGTGCATCAACCAAGTCGTCGTGTGTTAAAGGATCAGGGAATTGGAATAACTGGTCAAGAAACCTAGAATTCCATTCACCCTTGTTTAGCGTTACGTACCCATTTTCAAACCGTCCTTGTAACGCCCACATAACACGGTCTGTTTTCTTTTTGTTACCGTGGGTTAATTCTTCAACCCTAAAGAACATACCATAGCGTTTCTGCATGTCCATCAATGGTGACATGACGGCCTGTTTAGCAATACCTCTTTCGATTCCCACCGACACGGGACGGTAATCTCTAACGGCCTGAAATATCTTAGCTGCTGTTTCGTCAAGTGTCCATCTACCGTATATGATATTGTCAACATACCAACCATGCTCATTGACCTTAACCACGGCAATCGCTGTTTCGTCAAGTTTGGAGCTTTTAGTCTTTTTCTTGTTGACTTCTTCAAATCCTGCCAAGTCAACTGCAATGTAGTAATCTCCTACTTCCGGCTCAGACTCACTAACTTTAACCCAGTCTTCCTTAAACATCTCTGAACCACGGGCTTCAAACGACGCCATAAATTCCTGACGAAACGCATAAGAAGACATAGACCTTTTAGCAATGTCGATTTCACTGGGGTCCAGTAAGGGGTTATCGTAAGACGTAAAGTGCCAAGCTTTGTACGTAGGGTCATCATCCAGTTCTGCATATTTGTAAAGTTCATAAAAGTGGTTTCTTCCCATTGGTGTGCCTATGAACATTGCACATCCTTTTTGGTCAGCCAAAGCGGGTCTAAGGATCTGCTCAAACACCTCTGGCTTCATGTCAGCGTACTCGTCCATGACTAGAAACTTAAGGCTGACACCTCGCATTGTCTCGGGTCTGTCTGCACCTTTGAGGCTGATCGTGGCTCCGTTGACAAGCTTAATTTGCAAATTATTAATGTGGCTACCACTAATAACAGGATGCCCCAGTTCCAAGAGGGTGGACCACATAATGTCTCTGGCTTGTCCCTGAGTAGGTGCGACGTAAAATACATGGCCTTTGTCCGCCTGCAGTGCGTTAACAATTAACATCCACGCTGCTAATCTAGACTTACCTGTACGTCGCCCAGCAGCTACTATTTTAAATCTAGTGTCGTCTGCCCAAACGTCTTGTTGCCAAGGCAGTAGTTCTATATTAAGGTCCGTCAAAAGTTCAACCTTGGTGTTGCTGTGACTAACTCAAAAGAAATAATACTCACAAACGTAGAGGTAGCTTCTGGTGTTAGACTCAGGGTGTCTCCTTCTTTTGCTACAAGAAACTCACCGTACTGTCCACCAAACTCTAGAAACTCACCACTGCCTACGTTCTTACCCGCTAGAAAGTCTATGTCTACACCATTGTGTACCCACTTAGCACTAAGGTTTTTACTACTACCTGTTGTATTCGAGATAAATAAGTAAGTAACTATTGCATCGTAGCCAGCAGGTACGTCTAGGATAGTATTAGCAGACCCTGCGGTTAGTGCGTCACCGTGTGAAAACTTCATTAGTACAACCAAATCACTGGAGTCGTACCCCTAGTGTCCACATGTACAAAATCATCGTCAATACCTATGCCTGTGAAACCTAGCTTTACTGCGTTAGACACGATAGTGTAGCGGTCAGCGGCGTTTGTTATTCTTATGTCCGCCGCTATTCCCTGCGCATGTGTTCCCGGCACTGCTTTCTTTTTTTCTATTGGGTGCAACGTTGGATGACGGTAACCACTTGTTACCTCAAAGGGAAAGCCACATACGCCCCGCAACTCGTCTAACTTCTCTAGGAACTCTCGTTCCATGTTGTTAGTACCAGTAACCTGACAGTCGAATTCTTCTCTTGTAAAGTACTTAAGAGTCATCTTCTACTACTTCTCCTTCTATAATATCGTCAGGAGTAGTTACTTCAGCAGTACCAACACCTGTAATATTAATTTGTATAGCGTTCCTACCGTTGTCTTTTACTACGTCCTTCTCAAAAGCACCCACTGGTAGTATACGGTCCATAACTAATTTCCAAGCAGCAGCCTGATTCTTATGGTCGTCGTCCAAAGCAGCATCAAAAATAGTCTCTAGGACCTTACGAGACTTAGGACTAGCCAACATCCTAGCCTTGTACTCATTAATTATCGCTGCGTCACCCTTTGGTCGGCCTACAACACCCTTGTTACCGGGTTTTACAGCGGCTACTTCGGACTTCCGGGGTCTGCCACGACCTCTTTTTTTAACTTCAGTGGTCATAACTAAAATTATCCCTGTTTATGCCAATAGTATACCATAAGTTTACACAAAAGTCAAGTTATTTTAGAGGGAAAAGCAGTAGTAGGACAAACATGAGTAAAAACAACGGGTTACACGAGTTAAATTTAAGGGTAATTTTCTTAATTTTGACCTATTTTGTGTCTGAGGTGCTACTACAAAAGTACAACACATGTCAACCCCTCCCCCCGCCCCAAGTTTTTCCACGGGTTGACACGGGTTTCAGCCTATGTTAGCCCCAAGAGTTGGCATGGTTCTTGCATGGGGTCAACATAGGTTGACACACGAGGCCAACTGTAGTAGCAACCAGAGTTGGCACGATATTTGCATGGGTAAAACTGGCATGGAGTTTGCATGGGTTGACAAGTGTGTGAACTTATGTTGGACCCCTTGAGCTACACCACGAGCTGATAAAGTTGGCACGATTGTTGCTACGCGATCTATTTATTACGCGCACACACGCGACTAGCACGGAACAACACGAGCGGTCAATAGTCTAAATGTGTGAATATTTACTATATACATCTGGGTTGATCTGTAGTTTCATACACACATGGCGAGACGGGGACCCAATGCCACCCCAAATGAGAATCATTATCATGACTACACTAGACAGAGACACAGCGAAGAACATCGCGGAGATTATGACAACGTATTTGGTATGGGACAGCATCGCAAGTGATGCGGTAGACGATCCGGAGAAGACTAGCGACGACTATCGCCGGTATCGTGCATGGTCATACGAGGCGGCTGTAGAACTTGCGGACGTCTACGGAATCGAGCTACCCACAATCACACTCGCTAGGCGATACTTGCGGGACGACTACCGCCAATACGCGGCATAGGAGGCAGACATGGGACCATTATTCGTATTCTTCTTCATCGTAGCCACATCGGTGGGCATGGGCGCACTGATAGGCTACGAGGCGGGAAAAAACAGTTTAGACAGGGGTTGACTAATCGCTGGGCATTCCCTAGAGTGTCCAGCAGTGAGTCAACACACAAGCCACGGGAGGGCTTAAGACATGAAACTACGACAGCTAGGCAGTAACAAAACAGAGGTTGAATTCACAGACGGAACCACTGTGTTCTTCAGCTACGAGACACCCGTTGCACTACAGGACGCAGACGGGAACTACTTCAAGACGGAGGACTTCTGGAGTGTCACCACGTCAAAACATATCAACCAGTGGCTGAAGTCCAGAGGTGCGGACTACTGCGACACACTGACACAGGACAGCATCAACGCGAGGGCTACAGTATGAACAACGTAATTCAAGAGTACCTAGCACTAGTAGAGCGCACGGTCTACCATAGCGACCTAGACGCATTTGATGCGCTAGAGCAGTTGGAGGAGGACTACCCAGAGTTGGCAGACTTAGTCTATCAACAGGCAGGGCCTCTAGCATACGACATACAGAACAACGAGGTGATCTCATGACATTAGAAGAAATTATAGAAGCGTCTAAACGTCTCGACAATATTACCGACCCCAGTGATGTTCTTAAGGAGTTAAGCAAGGTCGTAGCTGATAGTGGTAAAGAGAAGGAGAAGGAGAAGACAGAATGAACTTCGGACGCTACACAATCTGGTACAACCACGAGGGCCACGTCTGGGACATCTACGACTCACGAAAGGGCTTCAGGTACCCAGAGTACACCATTAACAATTACTCACGGCTACTCTGTGGCCTACGGGACCGCTTAAGTTTCCTAGACACTGAGAGGAACCGTGGACGCTTCTGGCGTGTTATGCGATGGTGGGACAGACTACGACACGGAAGCACGGCTTACGGCCGCGGGAGGCGCTAGGACATGCTAGGGGACTACGTAGACTGGCTCCTAGTCGCTATGGTGGCTGGTATTATAGCTGTATCGTGGCTCACCATAGACCAAGAGGAGTTCAACAGGAACTTAGAGCGGATGAAAAAGGCCGAAGAAGAGGAGGACTAGAGACATGCTAGAGAACTGGCAACCGTGGTTTGACATCTTGTTACTACTGAGCACCTGTGCTATACTCGCGCCTCTGTGTGTCTACATTGACAGGAGGGAGAGAGATGGAGACTGAGGTCTTGGGTTTACTCTGGATGTTTTGTATACTAGGATCCGTCTGGATTGTGATAAAAGGGGAGGACAGGTGAGACTTTTTCTATGGGCGATTACAGCGCCACTATGGGTTACATTGAAGATACTGTATGATTTTATGTTCGGCACTGGACCCACAGTGTACGAATATGATCCGGACCACGAAGACTTCACAGAGGAGAATACAGACGATGCCTAGAGAATCATGGGAAGAAGCACACGACTACTACTACGACCAGTTGGAAGCTGAGGATTACGAAGGCCTAGACGATCTAGAGGAGTGGAAGGAGGAGGAGCAGAAGGTGATAGACGAGCTTATACAACGGATGCAGGGGGCTTACAAATGATGTACGAGGACGAATACGAGTTGGGTTACTTTGGGGAGGACTCTGGGGAGCTTTCAGGGCCTCCAGAGGACCCAGAGACGCAAGCCATGATAGACCACATAGTAGAGTTTGAAACTGAAATGTTCCGTCTGGACTGCCAGCGTAAGTACTCTAGTCTGAACGCTAGGTACTTACAGAAGATGATGATTGAGATACATGGGGAGGACTGGAGAGATGCGCTGTAAGGCCTGTGACAGAATACTAGAGGAATCAGAACTAACACGGAAGGACACACATGGTGATTTTCTTGATCTCTGCGGTATTTGCCTTTCTGCTACTGCTACTGCGGGAGTAGATACAGATACTATGGAATATTACCAGTATGAGATATTTACAGACGATGAAAATTGTGATACCCTCTACTAAGGTATACTTAGGTATATATACTAAAGAAGTAGCAGTAGTAGTTAACTACAGTAGTACTATAGGAGTAAACTTATGTTTATAAACGAAAGAAGCATCTACGTGGTCGATGGGGGTGACTACTCCATCTACTGCCTAGGCTACACGCAAGCCAGAGCAGTGACAAATGACATCATGAAGCAGGACCCTTGGGGTGGCATCCCGTTTGTCCTCAGGCAGGATCTGGAGCTGTCCTTTGACGACAAGGGGAACGTGGTTATGTCTAGGCAGACACTGGACAAGATCCTGTTCCTAGCCAGTGACGACCTACCACAGTCGGAAAGTGAGTTATGAACATGAAACAGCCAGAGAACGACCACACAAAGATGTTTGGTAACGACGGTTCTATTCATAACGACGCTGAGATCATTGTGTACTACGAGCAACACGGGCCAGCAGAGCCAGTCCTACGCATACCCTTTTGGTACTGTAAGGACGAACTAGGGTTGTACGAGAACTTTGAGGCCTCAGTACGTAGGACAGCCAAGGCATTAGCAGAGTCCTACACGTACTGGCCCGAAGGATACGTACACATTCAAACCATTATTAATCAGGAGTACGTGAATATGGTTTGATTCAGTAGCAAAAGTAGTGTATACTATTAGTATGTTCTGGGAAATTCCTCAGAGCAAAACCAAAGCAACCTTACGGAGATTATTCCATGACAGCAACAACAATCGAAGGTGTAGTTAACTTCAGCAACGTGACCCAACACGACGTGTTCAACGGTCAATCAACTGGAGCCTACTCCATGACAATCACAATGTCAGAAGAGGACGCAGCAGAGCTTGCAGCCAACGGTGTCAAGATCAAGGACTACCAAGGCAATAAGCAACGCAAGTTCAAATCAAAGTACGAGATCAAAGTCTTCGACGAGGAAGGCACACCGTACTCCGGAGAAGTCCCATACAACTCCAAAGTCCGCCTAAAGTACAAGCTGGGTCAGCCTCACCCAGTGCATGGCGTAGCGACCTACCTTGAGGCGGTCAAAGTACTAGAGGAAGCAGAGATTGCCGTAGGCGATGCCGCAGACTTCTAAGTTCCTACGACACGAGAGTTGTCCGGAGTGTGGTTCTTCGGACGCTCTCGCTATCTACAGCGACGGGGGCCAACATTGTTTTGGCGCTGGTTGCGACTATCACGTTCACGGTGGAGACAACATGGCTACAGAATTACCAAAAGCCAAGCCCTTGAATTTCAAGGGAGTGGTCTCAAGCATACCCCAACGGCGCATATCTCAGGACACCTGTGGGCGCTACGGGGTCACCGTTGAGTACACTTCCACAGGTGAAATAGACAAACACTACTACCCCTACTACGACTTGTCCACTGGTGACCTGTGCGCGGCAAAGGTACGCGAGGTTAAAACCAAAGGGTTCATGTCAATGGGGGACGTAAGCAACGTTGGCTTCTTCGGACAACAACAGTGCATCCGTGACACCTTCATAACGATTACTGAGGGCGAACTGGACGCCTTGGCAATCTATGAGATGTCAGGGAAGTCTTGGGATGTCGTTTCGTTACGGTCGGGCGCTAATAACGCCGCTAAGGAGATCAAGGCCCAACTAGAGTGGCTTGAGTCCTACGACACGGTAGTCCTCTGCTTTGACAACGACAAGGCAGGAGAAGAAGCAGTAGAACAAGTCAAGGACCTCTTCAGTCCTGACAAGCTGAAGATCTGCAAGCTACCCCTGAAGGACGCCAGTGACATGCTCATGGCGAACAAGGTCAAGGACTTTACGCAACACTGGTGGAGTGCTAAGACCTACAGGCCTGACGGTATCGTCGCTGGTACTGACACATGGGAAAAGCTGGTAGAAAAGAGGAACGTCAAGTCCATCCCGTACCCTTGGGAGGGCCTCAATCATATCACAAGAGGACACAGACCGTATGAACTCGTCACGATCACTAGCGGCAGTGGTATGGGAAAGTCCCAATTTATCAGAGAAATTGAGTACGATCTTTTACGCCGATGCGAAGGCAATATTGGAGTCTTGGCGCTTGAGGAAGATCTGGCCCGAACAACGCTTGGTATCATGTCGGTGGCGGCAAACAGGCCCCTTCACTTGGAAGAGGACACGCCTGTGGACCAACTACGACCGTTTTGGGAGAGCACACTGGGAACAGGACGTTACTACCTATTCGACCATTGGGGGTCAACTTCAGCAGACAACCTGCTCTCCCGTGTTCGCTATATGGCAAAAGCGCTTGACTGCCGGTACGTCATACTGGACCACCTGTCAATCGTCGTCTCTTCCCAAGAGTCAGGAGACGAGCGAAAGGCCATAGACGAGATCATGACCAAGCTACGGACTCTGGTAGCAGAGACGGGGATATGTCTGTTCCTCGTGTCACACCTACGACGATCCCAAGGTAAGGCACACGAGGACGGTGCTCAGATATCCTTGGGTGAGCTTCGGGGGTCTCAGGCAATTGCTCAACTCTCCGACATAGTCATAGGCATGGAACGGGACCAGCAACACGAGAACGAGGAAGTACGAAACACCACCACTGTTCGAGTGTTGAAGAACCGGTACACCGGAGAAACTGGACCGGCCTGTTGGTTAGCCTATGACCGTACCACGGGTCGTCTAACGGAAGTAGCTAATCCACACATTGGGAGTGACTTTTGATCTACCTTGACTTGGAAGCCAACGGCCTGACTCCTGACACCGTCTGGTGTGTTGTGACAAGGGAAAACGGGGTAAATACCGTACACACTACCCCCGACACCCTCTGTAAGGCTCTAGAAGGCTCTGTGAGCGTTTGTGGACACAACCTAATAGGTTACGATATCCCAGTGCTAGAACGTCTCTGGGGGCTTTCTGTGGCCTCTGAGAGGGTAGTGGACACATTGGTACTGTCAAGGTTGTACGACCCAAGCAGACAGGGTGGACATTCTTTGAGGTCATGGGGTGAAACCTTAGGCTTCCCAAAGGGTGACCATGATGACTGGTCTAGGTTGTCACAGGAGATGATCGACTACTGCATACGAGACGTGGAGGTAACCGAAGCAGTACACAAAAGCCTGACAAGGGACATGAAAGGGTTTGATCCTAAGTCCATCAAGCTGGAACATCAGGTGCAGTACGCTGTCCAGCAGCAGGAACGTAACGGGTGGGTCCTAGACCAACAACTGGCCCATGAACTTTTAGCAACATTCAAGGAGAGAATGAATGAAATTGAAGAGGAATTGCAGGAGAAGTTTCCTCCGATTGTACACGAACGCTATTCTGAGAAAACCGGTAAGCGTCTTAAGGACAGAGTTGAAATATTTAATGTTGGGTCTAGACAGCAAATTGCGAGACGCCTATCGACGCTTGGTGTGGTCTTCGATAAAGTTACGGAGAAAGGGAATCCCATCGTTGATGAGGCTGTACTAGACACCATTGACCTGCCAGAGGCTAAGTCCATTAGTGAGTACTTGATGCTACAAAAGCGATACGCACAGGTCCACTCATGGCTAGAACATGTGCAGGAAGACGGTAGAGTTCATGGTCGTGTCATTAGCAACGGCGCAGTCACTGGACGCATGACCCACCAGAGTCCCAACATGGCTCAAGTACCAGCAAGCCACAGCCTCTACGGGCACGAGTGTCGCTCCTGCTGGACCGTACCTGTTGGGAAGAAGTTAGTAGGTTTCGACGCTAGTGGCCTTGAGCTACGAATGTTGGCACATTACATGGACGATAAGGAGTTTACCAATGTCCTCCTCACCGAAGACATCCATACCAGAAATCAAATGGCTGCAGGGCTTGAAACAAGACCTCAAGCTAAGACTTTCATCTACGCTTTCCTCTACGGAGCAGGAGACGCAAAGATCGGAACTATCGTTGGTGGAAGCGCAAAGGACGGCGCAGAACTTAAGCGACGATTTCTATCAAATACACCTGCTCTTGAAAGTCTACGAGAACGCGTTACTAGAGCTTCTGGGAGAGGCTATCTCACAGGACTTGATGGTCGAAGACTTAGAGTTAGATCTGAACATGCTGCACTGAATACGTTGTTACAGGCGGCAGGGGCTATCGTTATGAAGAAAGCCCTAGTCATACTGGACGACTACGCAACGCAGTGGAAACTAGACTACAAATTTATAGGAAACATACATGATGAAGTACAGTCGGAGGTGGCTGCAGACCAAGCAGAGAAGTACGGTTGGCTTGCAGTTGAGTGCCTCAAGGCGGCAGGGGTGGAGTACGACCTTAGATGCCCCCTTGACGGAGAGTACAAAGTTGGAACAACGTGGGCAGAAACCCACTGAGGGAAACGTATGAAAAGCGTGTACACATTGGTAGACGACATCTACAAACTGATGGAGACGAAAGAAGTAGCAGAAGGCGTGGATCTGGAAGCTGCTATTGATCTCTTCGGTGAGAACGTCAAGGACCTCATGCGTAAAGAGTTTGGTGAAAAGCGAAGTGACGGACGTAAGCTACGTATGTCCAACATTGGGCGCGAGGACAGGTATCTCTGGAACATCTATAATGACGTAGAGAAAACAGACGACATACAGGGTCACACCTATGTCAAGTTCCTCTACGGACACCTCATTGAGGAGATGTTACTGTTCCTAACGAGAGCTGCAGGTCATGAGGTAACGGATGAACAGAAGAAGTGCGAAGTTAATGGCATTACAGGTTCGATGGACTGTAAAATCAACGGTATTGTTACTGACGTTAAAAGCGTGTCAACTTATGGGTTTAGGAAATTCAAAGACGGCACACTGGCTTATGACGACCCATTTGGCTACGTGGCTCAAATTAAAGGATACGCGTATTCAGAGGGTGCTACTAAGTTTGGATGGTTAGCAATGGACAAGCAGAATGGACACTTGGCGTACCTCATGTACGACCAAGAGGACACTCAGGCCCCCGTGTACGACTTGATTAGCTACGACATATCGGAGCGTATTGACCACGTAAAAAAGTTAGTGGAGCAGCCGACACCACCGGACGTTTGTTACGGTACTATCGACGATGGAAAGAGTGGGAACCAGAAACTCGCCGTCGGATGCTCCTACTGCTCCTACAAAAAGGTATGCTGGCCTTCCGTTCGCGCCTTCGCCTATTCATCAGGTCCAAGATATTTAACAGAGGTTATCAATGAGCCGAAGGTCCCAGAAATCGAAATTTAGAAGCACGTTTGAAGACGATGTCAGCAAGATACTAGCAGGTTTTGACTATGAACCATTCACGATCCCTTACGTTATTAGTCGGTCTTACCGTCCTGATTTCGTACATAGTGCTTCCGGTACTCTTGTTGAATGCAAAGGATATTTTCGGGACGGAGACACGAAGAAGTACACCAGTATCAGAGACAGTCTTCCAGAAGGACAAGAGCTAGTGTTTGTCCTAATGCAACCCAACAAGAAAATACGTAAAGGTGCCAAAATGACTATGTCAGAATGGTGTGACAAAGAAGGTATTTTATGGTATACTATAGAGACACTACAGGAGTTGATTGACCATGTCACTAACACTAGAGGAAGTTAAGGAACGCCTCTTGAAAACCTTTGACCCAGACGACCTGCTGGAGGCCTTGCAGATAACCTCAGAAGAGCTTCTGGACAGGTTTGAGGACAAACTAATCAACAGACTAGATGTGTTTGAACAAGAGCTAGAGGAAGAAAATAATGAGTATTGATGAAGCGACTCCTGAAGACTGGGACACGGTTACTGCACTAAATAACTTGTCCATTAGGAAACCAAAGAAGGTAGACCCTGTGGAAAAACCTGACCACTACAACAAAGGAGCAATCGAAGCCATCGAAGCAATCAAAGCGTCCATGCCTGAACACGAGTTCAAAGGTTATCTCAAGGGTAACGCACTGAAGTACCTCTGGCGCTACGACTACAAAGGGAAACCAGTGGAGGACTTACGTAAGTGTCGCTGGTACATTGACAGATTAATCAAAGAAGTAAATGGATAGTCCCTGCGTTAAGCAGTGCAAGTTAGTTAAAGATGTTTGCACAGGATGTAATCGTACCAAGGAAGAGATAACTAACTGGACTAGATATACAGACGAACAAAGGAGTAAGATAATTGGACGCATATCAACAGTACATTCACAAGTCACGGTACGCTCGTTACCTACCAGAGGAACAGCGTAGGGAGACTTGGGAAGAAACAGTAAATCGTTACCTAGACTACTGGGTAGACCGTGTACAGCTCAATGAGTTTGACCAAAGTGAGATCTTCCAGAGTATTCATGAGTTGGACGTAATGCCCAGCATGAGAGCACTCATGACTGCTGGTGAGGCCTTGGACCGTGACAATGTAGCTGGGTTTAACTGCTCCTACCTGCCTATCGACCATCCTAAAGCATTTGACGAGATGATGTACGTCCTTATGTGTGGCACTGGTGTAGGCTTTAGTGTGGAACGACAGTACGTTAGTAAATTACCAGAAGTTGCGGAGGACTTTCATGCCACAGATACCGTTATACACGTCGCTGACAGCAAAATTGGATGGGCTAAAGCTTACAGAGAACTTATCAGCCTGTTGTATTCAGGCCAAGTTCCAAAATGGGACATCTCTGGAGTACGACCTGCAGGGGCAACCCTTAAGACTTTCGGGGGTAGAGCGTCTGGTCCAGAGCCTCTTGTCGATTTGTTCAACTTCACAGTCAGCGTCTTTCGGGAAGCTGCTGGACGTAAACTTAGCTCCATCGAGTGTCACGATCTCTGCTGTAAGATTGCACAGATCGTCGTTGTCGGGGGTGTACGCCGGTCCGCTCTCATCAGTCTCAGTAATCTTACCGACGATAGACTTAGACGCTGCAAGTCAGGACAATGGTGGCAAGACAACCCTCAACGAGGACTAGCGAACAACTCAGCGTGTTATACAGAGAAGCCAGACTTTGAGGCATTTTTAAATGAGTGGAAAAGTTTATACGAGTCCCGCTCCGGAGAACGAGGTATGTTCTCTAGAGTTGCAAGTCAAAAGCAAGCTGCAAAGAACGAGCGACGAGATGCTACCTATGATTTTGGAACTAATCCATGCTCAGAAATCATCCTCCGGCCCTACCAGTTCTGCAATCTTTCGGAAGTTGTTGTCAGGGCAGGAGATACGTTGTCAGACCTCAAACGAAAAGTTCGTGTTGCAACTATCCTTGGGTCTCTTCAGGCTACGCTAACTGACTTCCGCTACCTTCGCAAGGTATGGCAGAAGAACACCGAAGAGGAAGCACTTTTAGGTGTATCACTAACAGGCATCATGGACCATCCAGTGATGTCAGGGAGGGAAGACCGTGAAAAACTTAAGGACTGGCTGGTGGCTCTCAAAGAGGAAGCAATTAGTACTAATGCGGAATGGGCTAACAAGCTTGGTATTAATATTAGCGCTGCCATTACTGCTGTTAAACCTTCCGGTACTGTTAGTCAGTTGGTTGATTCTGCATCTGGCATCCACCCTAGATATGCAGATCAGTACATTAGACGAGTTAGAGCGGACTCAAGAGACCCACTCTGTCAAGTTCTAGAAGCCGCAGGAGTGCCCGTAGAGGACGACGTAATGTCACCCACTACCAAGGTATTCTCCTTCCCCATAAAGTCCCCTGAAGGGGCTGTGGTGGCCTCTGAGATGGGTGCTATGGAGCAACTTGAGCTATGGGAGATATATCAGGACTTCTGGTGTGAACACAAGCCTTCCATGACGTGTTACTACCGTGACAACGAGTTCCTTGAAGTAGGTCAGTGGTTGTACAACAAGTTCGACAAGATCAGTGGCGTAAGCTTCCTGCCTTATTCCGAACATACGTACCAACAGGCTCCTTATGAACCTATTGATCTGGAGACGTTTGAGCAGTTGAAGGAGGCGTTCCCAGAGACCATTGACTGGAACATCTCTGAGAACTCAGACATGACCGAAGGGTCACAACAATTGGCTTGCACAGGTAATAACTGCGAGTTGTAAACAAAAGGGGCCTTAGCGCCCCTGTCTTTTCAAGGTGTGATTATGAACATCAAACGTGACATTGAGATACGCATTAGAGTACTTGAGAACAAACTAACCAAGTCCATACCTGCTGCTCGCAACAACGAGATCAGAGGTGAGATCATGGGTCTGAAGTGGGTTTTAGAGCGTATCTAGCGCTCTTCTTTGTCCCTAGCCATCATTCCTGCAGCAGACAAAGGCATAGTAGCAGTAGCAGCCGCCTCAAGACGCTCTCCAGTAGTAGCAGTTCCTCTGAAGTCTCTAGCTACCCTCTTCTGGTACGCAGAAACACTTTCGTTTTTGAGTTTAGGAATACCAGAGCGTCTCTCTAGTTCCGAAGTGTCCTCGTAAACTTCAGAAGCAGTCTCTAGTTCTTTCTTAGGACGCGCCCCTCCTGCTTCTTTTCCTCCTCCTATCTTGTACTTCTGTATAGGAACTACATTTACAAGGTCTTCAAATCCGGGAGGCGTTTGTCCAAGCAAGTCGTGACCGTCAGACAGCATAGAGTAAAACTCACCCTTCTTAGGGTCTACGACGATAAACGCATTCATACCGCCTAAGTCTTTAGCTGAAGAGTTAAACGACTGTTGCAACACAAGTTTACCGTTCATTTCGTTAACTCTGGTTGGGCCTTTGGGTTTGACAAGAGCGTTAGGCACAAACTTAGACAGGTACTTCTTAAGTCCCGTTTGAGTCTTCATCTGATTGTCAATAGCTTCTATGTACTTTTTTTGGTCAGAGCCTAGCTTTTTACCTTCTTTTACTCTCTTTTTTCCTTTCCAGTAAGCGCCCCACACGGCAGCAGCAGACGGGTTTTCACCAAATACCTTCTTGTTTTGTAACAAAAAGTCTCTATCAAGAGCGCTAAACAGGCCTAACATCTCCTTCCACTGTTCTGTACTTGGATTGTCTCCTACTACGTCGTACCAACTTTCCATACTCTTCGGAGAGTACAATGTTCTAAGAGCTACAGGAGAAGTCGTGGCTTGACCTATAGCTTCAGGACCTAAGTTTGTACTAGGTGTTGCTCTATTTCTTGTGACCAACTGCCCTTGTTTACCCTGTTGGGCATACAGGTGGTTTGTGGCTCTGTCTACAATGTCTTGATCTATGTCTGGGTTATCTCTGGTCAACGCCTGTTGAACGTCCTGAGTATTTTCCAAACGGCCTACCTGTACTGCGTCTCTTTTCAATACAGGATAAGCTTCGATAATTGTGTCGCCTTCGCCTACCGCTCTACCTGTAGCTTGAGCACGGAGGAAAGCTGATGCTTTTGGATTGCCTTCTACTATTCCTCTGTCTGCTGTTTCTTGCATTTCTGCTCGTCTAACAGAACCTGTACCAAACTCACGTCTAGTCGCCATTTCAGTAGGATCTACAAGTTCTCTGGCAGTTCCTTTAGCACTCTGTAGCATTCCTCCTGCCACACCCTTTGCTTTTTTTATGGGGTCCCCAGAATAAAAATCTTTCAACTCTGTCGGTATGTTTTCAACAAAAGCGCTACCAGCCCTTGCCAACATACGAGGGGCGGCGACAAAAGGAGCGTTAGCAGGAGTAGTTAGTTCTTCAGCAGCAAAGTTCAAAGGAGCCATAACGTCTACTTGGGTTTTTCTAGGAGCAGTCATACGAATGCCCTCTGAACCTGCATAAGCCGTCATTGGTAAAGAACCAAAGGGGTTCTCTACGACAGGACTAAATAACGCATCAGCAACAGCAGAGGCCTGACCTCTGGCTTGCTCTCGCGCAAACGGAGTAGTTCTTGAGGCTGCTTTGCGTAACTCTAAGTAATCATTGCTCATTCTCAGGCTCCTGATTTACTTCATTCAGCATTTGCGCCAGCATTACCTTGTCAGCACGTAAGGTAGTCATAGTGTCCACGCTCACGTTAGCCCCTTGGATCATGCGGTCAGTAGTCTTAATTAACTCCCTGAGAATCTCCGCACGTCTACGCTTACGTGACAAACGAGCCAGACCTATTCCGAATCCTGTGCCTGCAGCAATGGAAGCAACTACGGGCATACCAGTAGCAACGCCAAAGCCATAAGCAGCAGTAGCACCAAGGGCCAACGGTGTGGTCGGGAAACGTAGACCAGAAAAGTCTTCGATGCCTTTGACTGTACGTCCCAACATGGTCTGGTTTATGGCTTTACCTGCCTTAACGTCCAGTAGGTTCTTAGCCCTAAACAACATAGCCATACCGTTGATAAGACGATAGGCTTCGTCATCGGGCATCAACTTAAGAAACGCTTGGTTCAGCTCGTCCCTTACGTACTTACCTGCTACTTCTTTTGCACTAGCTAGGTCAGGGTTCTCAAGACCTGCTGTAGGTTTCTTACGGAAGATCTGTTTGTCCAACTGACGGCGCACCTCTAGAATGTCCCTAGCAGTGATCTTGCCGCCTTTGGAAGCCTTGTCGTTGAGCCTTTTGATAGCTGTGTCAATCAACAGGTCTACCTTTTTCTGTGCGTCAGGCATCAACTCAACGTAGTCATCAAGGTCATGGAAGCCAGCCTTGAGTTCTTCCAGATTACTAGACAGGTCAGCTACGTTTGTCTTGGGGTTCTTAGACCGATTGATGTAGGACTGCAGATCTGCCTCGTGTTTAGCCAGTTGACCGTCTACAACCTTAGCGTTTACAGCGGGGTTTCGGTCACCTTTGTACTCAGGGAGTTTTGCCAAGTAGTCAATCACGTTGTCTTCTGAAGGCGACGGTACGTATACGTTACGGTTCATGGCCCCTACAGGCTCAATGGTTCCCGGAGCTTTAACGTAGTCTTCAGGTAGTAAACTATCTGCTACTGCCTTACGTTCCTCCTCTAGGATAGCCTGTGTTGCTTTTCCTGAGGCCATACGTACTGAAGCACTGGGTCTAGGGATGGACGGGAAACCTATCTTGGGACTGATACCAGCAACATTAAGAAGGGCTTCAGCAGTAGTAGCCTCCTCTGGGTAAGCTTGTGCTAACTCACCTACCTTTTCCATTCCACGCTGAAGCATAGAACCTTCGTACAACTCAGAAACACCGCGTTGGACAGCCTCAGGAGCATACCTACGATAGGCTTCTCCTGCTACTTCTCCTAACGTCTCTCCAGCAGCGCTGACACCGGCTGCAAGTGTAGTGGCCGCCTTAAACCCACTAGGCATTCTTTCAAGACCTTCAGCAAGACCTCTGTAACGCTCACGGGTCTCCTGAAAACGCTCAGGTGTTTCCGCAATCATCTCTCGCATACTCTCAGGTTCACGAGGACGTGGAGGAGTAACAGTAAATGTTTCTCCATTAACTATACCAATGACTTCTCCTGTCTCTTTGTTAGTGGCGGTTTTAAGAGGCAACCATTGTTCGCCGTCCCAGTATATTTTCTGTCCTGTCTGTGGATGAGTCGCTGTCTTCATGTTTTAGTAGTCCAATTCAAAACCTTCGGGAAGTTCTGCTTCTGGTGTTTCTGGCTCCTCTGGCATAGTTATGCTTGGGAAGCTGGTCATGTTTTGCTCACCTACGCGCTTTGAAGTAGCAGTTCTGACTTTGTTAAAGCTATTTACAGTCTCTACCATAGCACGTCTGCGGATTTTCAAAAGAGAAAGCAAAGCTTCTTGCTGTGTGGTAATGTCAGCAGCAGCGATTAACTTAGCGTACTCTCTATCCGCATCTGACAAACCAGTGCCTGAACCAAAGTCTTTGATCTGGTCAGCAACAATCTTACCTGCCTCTGAAATAAAGGTTTCAGCATTAGTGACCGCAGGGTCATAAGGTAGACCAATAAGTTCACCAAAGCGTCTTAGGTTTAACTCTACGTTAGCCGCAAGACCCGTAGGCATGCCGCCCTCTAAACGTCCAGTTTGTCTGTCGATCAACTCAATCATATCACGAGCGTCTTGGGCTTTGGTGTTTAGCTCAATAAAGTTTTTAACGTTGGCTTCCGCCATTGCTGTGGCTCCGACTTCTTGTCCTTTGTCAATAACTTCTTGAACCTGTGGAGCCTTGCGTACCAACCCTAACTCACTAGCTTTAACATAAGAGTTGGTCTGGTCGTTATAGACTAAACCAAAGTCGTTAACATTGACAGCTTGAATTTTACCTTCATTATCTTGCCAAGCCTCTAGCTTACCTGTGCGTCCTTTTAATAGGTCATCCGCTTCTTCGGCTGACAACGTACCCATAGCAGTAATTTGAGCAGGAGTAAATCCAGCCATCTTTAGACGTGCTTTAATAACCTGTGGATTGTCTAGAGGCAGTTGCTCAATCTGAAACTCTCGTACATCCTTGCTAATACCCCGTAGCTCCTCCATGTCCGTAGTAGCTCGTGCAGTCGCTGCTTGGTCCTTAAGACCTGCTGCTTCTGCTGCTCTAGCTACTTGTTCTTGGAAAGCATTTAGTTGAGCCTGTGCTGTAACCTGTGCTTGTAGATTGCGCGCTGCTTCTTCGTACTTTACAGTATTAGCTACATCACCTTGCTGTCGGTAAAACCGAGCTAATTGAAGCAGACCCTCAGGTGAATTAGTGTCAATTCCTGCTAACTGTTGACGCTGTTGTTGCTGTTGTTGTTGCAAAGCCCTCATTTGAGGGGCTTGACCTATACCACGCGCAGCAGTAAACAAACCCTCTTGATAAGAAGGCTGTAACAAACCTTGTAAAAATGTTTGTGAAAACTTAGCCATGATTAACCTCGTTAGTCAATTATTCCAATAGCACGACCGATTGAACCAAGACCGCTGCTGATACCGTCAAACAAACCGCCTAAATCACCAAAGCCACCCGGATTAATAACAGTACCGGACTCAGTAACCTGCGGTGTAAACAAACCAGCAAGTACGTTAGACCCAATACCGCCTAGCAGGTTAGCGCGTGCTTGTTCTGCCAACAGTCTAGACTCCAGACCAGACATAGCAGTCTCGCCAAACAAACCTGTACCGTACAACTGAGCCTGTTGCTGTAGCTCTGCCATGCGCTGTGCTGGCTGTAACGCCGCTAACAACTGTGCTTGAGGTAAGTAACTCGCACCAAGGAACTGTTGTCCTAGACCTGCTTGTTGCATTTGTTCTGCCTGAGCCTGTTGCATAGCGCCTAGCATTGATCGTGTACGTGCTTCTTCTTGAGCAGTTGCCATTGCTAGTTGCTCAGGAGTAGCACCGCCGTATGCTGCTGAGGACGTACCTAACCGACCCTGAGCAGCTAGACGTTCTTCTAACGCAAGACGTTGACGCTCTTCTTCAGGGCGCTGTGCTGCTCGCATACGCTCAAAGATAGCTTGCTCACGACTTACTGTAGGTTGCATTGCCTGACCAAAGAAGCCACCTGCACCACCAAACAACTGTTGTTGTAATGCTTGCTCTTGAGGTGACAACTGCATTCCTACCTGAAGACCCTCTTCTTCGGTTCTTGGCATTACAGCTGGCTGAGCAACCTGACCCATAGCCACCGGGCGACCAAGCATTTCGCCTGTTCTTTGCATCATTAATTGATCCATGCCCATGCCCATGCCCGGAGGTAACGCCATTGATGGAGGAGCCGTTGGGCTGGGAGCAAAACCACCGGGACTTGTTACTGGCATTGTTGTTACAGGCTGTTCGCCACCCATACGCGCAGTAAACATAGCACCGGTAGGAGTAGTTACCGTAAACGGTCTAAACTGTGACTCTGCTTGTCCACGTTCAGCAAGCTCCATAGCTCCGGGAATACGTACACCACCTACAGTTGTACCTAGTATAGACTGCTCACCAATATCACTTAGTCTGTCGTAAGCTTCTTTAGTCAACAACGTACCAGCAATGCCCGGCAGTGCAGGAGAGATGGCTGAACCTATCTCTTTAATACCGCCATAAACATCCCCAATACCGCCAAACAGATCGCTAAAAAAACCGCCTTGGTTAGGTTGTGCTACTACCGCTACCATTAGTACGTACCTCCGTCAATAGTTCCTGTCGACAGCGTACCTGTAAAAGTCAAGGCAGGAATCGTCACTGTGCCTGTAAAGGTTGGTGAAGCAAGGTCTGCCTTGGTAGCGATAGCTGTAGATATAGCGTCAAACTCTGTTTCAAATTCAGCGCCTTTAATGATTTTACCGCTGT